AAAGCTTGACGCGCTGATCCAAGCAACAACAAACGATTTCAAACGCGCGGAATATGCCATCCTCCGTATGGCCGACGACCAGTACAGAAAGATTATATACAATGCGCAGGTATATGCCAATACGGGGGCGGGAACCTACGATAAGGCTGTAGATATGGCAATCAAAGACTTGATTTCTGCCGGCTTGAATTGCGTTGAATACTCCAATGGGGCGCGGCACACCCTTTCTGATTATGCGGATATGGCAATCCGTACTGCCGGGAAAAGGGCGTATCTGACTGGCGAAGGCGAAAAGCGACAGGAGTGGGGGATACATACAGTTATTATCAACAAGCGTGGCAATCCTTGCTCTTTGTGCCTGCCTTTTGTCGGGAAGGTACTAATCGATGATGTTTGGAGCGGCGGGACACCACAAGACGGCAGTTATCCGCTTATGAGTTCGGCAATCGCGGCCGGGCTTTACCACCCCAGATGCAAGGATAGCCACACAACGTATTTTGAAGGGGTATCGTCCCCGCCAAAAGAAAAGTTTACTCAAGCTGAATTGAACGGGATCATGCAAAAACAGAAAAATGAGCAGCGGCGACGCTATGCTGAAAGGCAGGCAAACAAATACCAGCGGTTGTACCGCGGCTCCCTCAGTGCCGAAAACCATAAGGCGTACTATAAAAAGTATCAGAAATGGGCTGCAGTTGCCGGAAAACAGGTTGAATACAGTACAGAAAATGATATAATAGAATTGTTGCCGGCAGCTGAAAAAGCACATATCCCAAAAGAAAAGTTTACTCTATATGCGTTGAATTTTGAAAAGGATCCAAACAAAGCGCGGGCTTTTAAAGAAGCACTCGGCTATCAAGCAGAAAACGCCGATAAGCTGATCGAAAATATCCGGTCGCACATCGGAGAATTTAAAGCGGTCGATAAAGGCAACAATGGTTACGGGCAGCGGTACGAAGTACTGATGACCTTAACAGGGGAAAACCAGAAAACTGCAAACGTCAAAACAGCTTGGATCATTGACAATGGGAAAAAGGAACCAAGATTGACAAGCGCTTATGTAACCTCAAAGAAAAGAGACGGTGATATATGATTGATATTAAAAAATATGACAAGGTCCTGTTAAAGAGCGGGCAGATCGCTTTTATAACAGAGATTTTTGAAAAAGGAAAGGCTTATCTTGCTGATGTGGATTATCCGGAGGGAACAGAAACGGAGGATATCAAACAGGGGCAGATAGAAAAAATAATTGATTGATACCGCAGGCTTTATAAGCTTGCGGTATTTTTCATATCTCCAGCACCCGACCGGGTGCTGTTATTTATTGCCCGAAGGCTTAAAACTACGCGGAGACACCGTAGATAAAAACTGGACCGGGAGACACCCGTACAACTGGAATAGGGAGACACCCTGAAAACTGAAAGGAGAAAAAGACATGGACAAAAGCTTACCAATCGACATTCAGCTTTTTGCTGAAGAGGGAGAGACAACACCAGAACCGGCTACAGGGGGTTCCGCGCCGGAATTTGACTACGAAAAGCTCGCGGGGCTTATCAGCGGTGCGCAGGCAGCAAAAGAGGAGGCAGTGCTTAAAAGTTATTTTAAGCAGCAGGGGTTAAGCGCCGAAGAAGCGGCGCAGGCAATCATGTCGTTTAAAGAGACGAAAGCGAAGAATCAGCCGGACGTTACCGCCTTGCAAAATCAAGCGACACAGGCACAGGCGGCGGCACAACAAGCTGTGCTTGAAAAAAATGCCACACTGGAGGCGTTATCTCTTGGGATTGATGCGAAAACAATACCCTATGTCCTGAAACTTGCGGATTTTTCGCAAGTTGTCAGTGAGGATGGAACAACAAAGGCAGAAGCCCTGCAGGAAGCCCTAAAAAAGGTTTTGGAGGACGTGCCAGCATTAAAACCTAACCCGCAGCAGCAGACCGGTTTCCGCCAGATCGGGGCGAGCGGTGACGGACAGCAGGGAAGCACCGACGCCACACTGGACAAAATTTTCGGCGCATCTAAAAAATAATAAAAGGAACAGGAGAGTTTACTTATGGCAGTTTTAAATTATGTAACACAGTTTTCTACCCGGATTCTCGATATGTACGGGCATGAACTGGTATCTGACGCACTTTACCACACCAACGAAGATATCCGGATTATCGGGGCTAAGGATATTAAAATTCCACGCTTAACAGTAAGCGGGTACAAAGACCACAACAGAAACACAACAGGGTTCAACGGCGGGAATTACTCCAACGAATTCGAAACCAAAGCGCTGGATCACGACAGGGATATTGAGTTTGCGATTGATCCGATGGACGTCGATGAAACAAACCAGATTGTTTCCATCGCCAATATCCAGGCGCGGTTTGAAAAAAGGCAGGCGATCCCGGAGCTGGATTGCTACACTTTTTCAAAACTATATTCCGAGGCGGAAAGAGTAGGGGCAACAATAAAAACTACATCCATTACACGTTCCAATATTCTGGCTGATTTTGACGACAACTGTGAAGCGTTTGAGAATCTTGGCATCCCGCTGTCGCGCTGTATCCTTTACTGTACGGCGGCATTCCGCAAAGAACTTAAAAACGCGGAGGGCATCCAAAGAACGCTGGAAATGAGCGGCGGCAGCAACGCTATAGACCGCAGGGTACATACGCTGGATGACCTAAGGGAAATCAAAACAGTGCCGATTGAGCGGTTTAAGACGGCATATGATTTTACAGAAGGATATCGGGCTGATGCCTCCGGCAAACAGATCAACTATATTCTGGTCGATCCTGACGCGCAGGTATCGAGGGTAAAGTACTCTTACATCAACACCTATACGCCGGGGCACGATTCCCGGACAGCTGATAGCTACCTGTACCAGAACCGCCGTTTCAATGGCACTTTTGCCTTGGATCAGGAGTTTAAGCAGGCGTGCATTATTAACAGGGAGGCGTAAATATGAGGGCGAAGAAAGATAACAAGGTATATCGTATTGACCCCGACAGCAAAAAGCGTTATATGGATGAGGGTTACGATATTTACGACGATGATGGTCAACTGATCCAGCATTCCCCGTTGAAAAAAATCCCGCTGTCTGAGCATGAGCGCGTTGTTGGGGAGATAAAGGCCGCGAATGAGTCTTTATCCACAAAGGTAAAAGAGCTGGAAGCAGCGGCGGCAGACAAGGACGATCAAGATACGCTGGATATTTTGAAGTCGTTCGCAAGCGAGCACGGCGTAAGCCTTGGAAAAGCTGCCAGCGTTGCGGGGGTTGTAAAGAAAATCAAAGAGCATCAGCCGAAAGTCGGCGTTTGACGTGTATAAAGGCTATACGACGCCGGATTATTATAAAAACGTGTACGACGGGCACCTGATACCGGACAGCGACCTTGTAAAAGCTCTGCGCCAGGCAAGCCGGCACATTGATTCCCTTACCTTTAACCGGATAGCCGGGAAAGGGTTTGACGCGCTGACAGGGCGCCAACAGGAAATCATTCAGGAGGTCGTCTGTCAGCAAGCCGAATTTGAAGTTGAAAACGCAGATGTGATTGATTCGATATTGCAGAGCTATGGAATTAACGGCGTTTCCGCGCAATTCGGCGAAAGCTGGAATGTCCACGTAAATTCCGGGGTTGCGATCAAAAAAGACACCTATGCGCTTTTATCCCAAACTGGGCTGACGTGCAGATTGGCGGCGAGGCTATGAAATATCCTTGTCTTGTTAATAAGAGGTTTTGTACCACGCCTGTATCTATCTGTATTGAAACAGAGGGATTAGATGAGGACGGGGCTCCCATAGTGGCGTTTAAAGCTGATGTAAGCTGTAATTATCAGGAAACGGCAAAAACCATTCTGACAGCCGATAAAAAGCTGGTACAGATCACTGCCACCGCCTTGTTTTGCGGTGATGTTGCGCCGAAACTGAAAGCAATAAGCGGGGGTACAGCTGTCGTGTATGGCGTGAAACGCCGGATATTACAGGGCATGAAGGCACGTAATCCGGACGGAACGGTAAATTATACGAGGTTGGACTTGATATGAAAGTAAATTCGACAATCAAAATCAATACCGGAAAAATCCACAGCCTTACGGCTGCAGCGGTTACTGCGCTCGAAAAGACTGGTGAGGCACTCCATACGGAAGTGATGCAGGCGCAGGTTATACCACGCGATACGGGCGCTATGCAGAACGATAGCACGTTTGTCGATTATTCCAACAGCAAAAACGGCAGTGTTACGCTTGTTACAAGCTCGCCGCAGGCAAGGCGGCTGTATTATCATCCAGAGTATCATTTCCAGACAAAAGAAAATCCGAACGCCCGCGGGGAATGGTATGGGGACTGGCTTCCGGGAGGGAAAAATGATACGTTTTGCACAGAAAGATACAAGAAGTTTTATAAACAGGAAACGGGGGTGTAGTTTTGTTCGTGCTGGCAGATATAAGGGACTGGATAAAAACGCTGATTCCGGCAGATTTTTATTATGTTGGAAAACTCGATGCAAAAAAAGAAAAATCTATCGGGGTGTACCAGCTAAAACGCATGATTCCCCCAAATGTAGCGTACAGCCGCTTGGAGACGTATGAACGCAAAGGGGTAACATTACTCGTCCACTGGAACAAAAACGCCACAGAGACAGAAACAGCCGCCTTTATGCTTTACAAAAAGCTCAGGGCGGTTGATTCTTTGCGTTTAAACGAAACGAGAGTATTATATTTGGAACTGCTTGAAAGCGAGCCGGTCAATATTGGGTCCGATGAGAACGGCGTACATGAATGTGTCATAGATTTAATTTTATATTATGAAAAGGAGAAATAAAAATGGAAAGAAACGGCGTATATCCTTGCTACGAAAACCAGTTTAAGGCAGGGAAAGACAAAGAATCGGCCAGTGTGATTTCCAATATGGAAAACTACAGCGTTGCCTTTGATAACGGTATTGAGGAATGGACCCCGTATGATACCGAAGGATGGAAAAAGCGGCTCATGACCGCTAAAAGCATCACAATTTCCGTAAGCGGAAAACGCACGGTAGGCGATCCCGGCAATGATTTTGTTGCGGGGTTAGGCTTTGCAAATGGCACCGCGGCACAGGGATATTTTTGTTGGGCCTTCCCGGACGGAACAAAAGTAGAGTTTGAGGACGCTGTTTTTAGCGTAACTGAAAACGGAACCGGGGACAGTACGGCAGTCGCCCCTCTTGTATTTGAAGTGTTGTCCAACGGAAAACCGGCCATCACAGTGCCGGCAGTTTAAGGAGGGCTAGAAGATGGCAAAAATAGTGGACATTACAGAAAAGCTAAACTTCGAGGAACGCCCTCAGATTGTTATTAAGGGTGTTGCGATAGAAGTCAATGACAGGGCAACTGATGTCCTGAAAATTATGCAAATATTTTCAGAAAGCGGAAATGACCCGGCGAGTCTTATGAAAATGTACGAAATTCTGTTTGAAAAAGAGGATCGTAACAAAATTGATAAATTGCAGCTGGGGTTAAACGATTTTACGAAGGTAATCATGGCTGCAGCAAATATTGCAACCGGAGATGCCGACGAGGGGGAAAATCAGACCCGTATTACGACCTGATAGAGGATTTCGACCTTGCTGTATCCTCACTATTAAAAGAATACGGAATACGGGTCTACAGTGATGAGTTCCGGCGTATGGGCTGGGGTGAATTTTGCTCTCTACTAAGCGGAATTGATGCAGACACGCCTTTAGGACGTGTGGTGCTGATCCGCGCGGAAACCGACCAAGAAAAAATCAGGAAGTTTTCGTCGCATGAGCGGCGAATCTACAACGCTTGGCGAAATAAGAAAGCCCAAAAAGTAACGCCGCAGGAAAGCGCCGCGGCTGCGGAGCAATTCCGGCAGATGTTTGTGGCAATGGCAGGTGAGAAACATTGACAAGATAAAATGTGCAAACTGTGGACAGACGCTGATGTATGCCGACTATGCAAAGGCAGAAATTAAGTGCCCCCGCTGTAAGACGATCAATAAAATTCAAATAGAACAAAGGCGAGAGCAAACAGGCCGCACCAGAGAGTAGCGGCAAGCGCCTACTTTGTGAAAAGTAGGTGATTTCTATGCCCGATGATAGCGTGGGCAGAATCGGGCTTGATCTGGTTCTGGATCAGAAAAAGTTTGATAAGCAGCTCAACGGAATTGCCGGAAACGTCGAAAAAAAGATGTCCGGTATTAAAAATACCGCGATGAAGGTCGGCGCAACGATTGCCGCCAGTTTTGCCGTTAAAAAGCTTGTAGACTTCGGCAAGGAGTGCGTAAACCTTGGCTCTGACCTTGCCGAGGTACAGAATGTTGTCGACGTTGTTTTCACGACCATGTCTGCTAAGGTAGATAAGTTTGCAAAATCTGCAGCGGCAAGCTATGGATTGTCGGAAACGATGGCGAAGAAATTTACCGGAACATATGGGGCGATGGCAAAAGCATTCGGTTTCACCGAAGCGCAGGCATACGATATGTCAACAACCATGACCGCACTTGCCGGTGACGTCGCGTCCTTTTACAACATATCACAGGACGAAGCGTATACAAAGCTGAAATCCGTATTTTCCGGTGAGACTGAAACGCTCAAAGACCTGGGCATCGTCATGACACAAACTGCGCTTGACGCTTACGCTTTGGCAAACGGATACGGAAAAACAACACAGAAAATGACCGAAGCGGAAAAGGTCGCCCTGCGCTATAAGTTTGTGCAGGATCAGCTTGCAAGCGCGCAGGGTGACTTTGCACGCACGGCGGACGGATGGGCGAACCAATCAAGGCTCCTTACCTTGCAGCTTGACAGCCTGAAAGCCGCAATAGGGCAGGGGCTTATCAATGCGCTCGCCCCAGCCTTGAAAGCGTTGAACGGTTTTATCGCAAAGCTGCAAGTAGCGGCGGACGCTTTTAAGTCGTTTACGGAGAAGATATTTGGTTCGGACGGGGGAAACAGCGCTGTTTCAGACGCGGCAAATGCGGCGGGAGATTTGTCAGGCGCAGCAGACAGTGCCGCGGCCGGAATGGACCAAACGGAAAAAGCGGCAAAAAAGGTCAAGAAGGCTCTGGCTGGATTTGATGAGCTGAATATATTGAGTTCCGGCTCAGACGACACTGATACTTCCTCCACTTTATCAGGCACCCCTAGTACGGAGGTTCCTAAACCAGACAATGCTTCTCTCAAAGAAACAGACGGCCTATTTAATAATATCCAGAAGAAACTTGAAAAGATCAATTCACAGTTTGGTTTTGATAAGGCCGTTGCAAATATAAAAAAGGGAATCGATTCAGTCGATTTCAGCGCAATAAAGAAAAATTTTTCGTCCATCTCTAAAAGCCTTGAGCCGATAGCAAAGGCGGCCTTTTCCGGTGTTGCGAAGGTGGCAAAATCAAAACTCAACCTTATCAGTACAGTAGCCGGCGGAGTAATTTCTGTCACCGGAAAACAGCTGCAAACTGTGTCCGGTGGGATTGCGAAATGGCTTGATAAGGACAAAAATCGTATTGCTGGCTTTATCGATACCGTTAGCACAAACATGGCAAAAGGGTTTGATAACCTTGCCGGTTTTTTTGATACGGTATTCGGTGAGCTTGGAAGTTCCATTGACCGTATGCGCCCGCGTATGGAAGAAGCTATATCCGGAATGCTGGGCGGGCTTACTACGCTAGCCGGATCAATAGGGACTGTCGTTTCCGATGCGTTTTCTATTTTTACAGGAACGTGTGCACAGTGGGCAGAAGATAACAAAGAAGCCATAGGCGGATTTTTCGACGATGTACAGTCTATGGGCGCCGACGTCATGACGTTGATTGGTACGGTCAGCGAGGATATCGGTGGTAAACTGTCTGAGTTCTGGGAGAATGGCGGCAGCGGCATATTTGAAGGAATATGCAAAGCTTTTACAGATTTAGGTACAATAGTCCTTCAAGTATGGGAAGAGTGGATTAAACCTTTTTGGGATAACTTGGTGTCCTGTGTGACGGATATCTGGAACAACTCCCTTTCTCCTTTAATTGATAAAGCTATCGGTTTTTTCTCCAAAATTTCGGAAGCCGCGCTGATGCTTTGGAATAATGTACTGCAACCGTTGGTATCCTGGATTGTTTCGGAAGTCGCTCCTACTTTCCAAACTGTTTTTAAAATTGTGGGCGACGTGTTCCGTGATGTGTTTTCCGTGATTTCCGGCGTGGTTGGCGGGATTTGGGATGCGCTCAGCGGCCTGATCGATTTTTTGGTCGGCGTTTTCACCGGAGACTGGGAAAAAGCATGGTCTGGAATCCAAAACTTTTTCAAAGGAATATGGGACACCATATACTCCGTTGTGCGCGGCGCTGTCAATTTAATCATCGACGGAATCAACTTGTTGTGGACAGGTATTTATTCCGCTGTCCGTGGAATCATCGACGGAATAGGCGGGATAGCCGGTGCGATCGGAGATATTTTCGGGCAGGATTGGCACTTTTCTATGCCAAAAGAGCCTCCGCTTATACCCAAGCTTGCAAAGGGCGGTCTTGTAAAGTCGCCGACGCTTGCAATTGTTGGCGATAACCCGAATGCCGGCCGCGATCCTGAAGTGGTCGCTCCGCTTTCCAAATTGCAGGGGATGGTTGGCAGCACCAATGACCCGGACCTATTACGGGAGATTTTAAGGTGGCTGATAAAAATATATGATGCTTTGCAGAACCAGGAAATTAACCTGACTAGCATTACGAAGATTGACAGCGAAGAACTTGAACGGAAGCTTACAAAGGTCAGGATCCGTAAAAGCAGAAGATACGCAGGGGGGAAGACATGATGCAGGATATGTTTAAAGTAAACGGGATCAAGCTTCCGGCCCCTACGCTTTGTTCTTACAAACTTGCTGACCTGTCAAGCGATGAAAGCGGAAGGTCAACCTATACCGGGGCTATGCAAAAAGACATCATTTCACAAAAACGCACCCTTTCTTGCCGCTGGGACCGTTTGACGTGGGAAGAAGCTGCGACCCTTGCAGGCCTGTGTAAATATTCCGGTGTAACCGTGCGTGTTACATACCCGGATCTGTCAGACGGCTGTTATAATACGCGAAGTTTTTATACAGGGGATTTTGAAGCGGATTATGGGTACTGGACAGATAGGGAACACTGGGTAACAAATGTAGCTTGCAACTTTATCGAGGTGTAATATGCAGAATACATCAACCTTGTACAAGAGCCTTGCCGGACAATCCGGCAGGGCTTTTGTTGTGAAAATATACACCAATAGAATTTTGACCGCCGATCAAGCCAGCAGCGGATTGTTTGCAGTCAACTGCGAAAACAATACCCTGCTGCTCACCGGGGACGATATTATGGATGGCAGCCTGCAAATTCAACAAGCCACGACAGCAGAAGGGGATTTTGACATCGGTGGCGCGGTAATCGGCCAACTCGAATTTGAGATGGACAATACAGACGACAGATTTAAGGATATAGACTTTTTAGGCACGGTGTTTGATGTGCGTGTAGGCCTGATTGTTGGTCAGGATTACAATGGTGGCACGACCGTCGAATGGGTTAAAAAGGGGATCTATACGCTAGAAGAACTGACAAACAATGACCGATATCTTTCGGTCGTCGCCTTTGATAATCTGGCAAAATTTGACCGCCCGTATTCCGAAAGCACACTCAAATATCCCGCAAGTCTTTCCGCAATCATCGACGATGCTTGTACCAGGTGCGGGGTTGTAGCTTCATCTTTGGATTTTCCGAACGCGAGCTGGAAGGTGACAAACAGAAAAATCATAGACGATTCTGTAACATTCCGGGATATTGTTTCGTATGTATCGCAGCTTGCCTGCTCATTTGCCCTGTGCGACGCGGACGGACGTTTATGTATCAGGTGGTATGAAGATACCGATATCAAAATAGAGCAGACAAGGACAATTTCAGGCAGTGTAACAATAACCGGTGTAACTGTTGTCAATTCTGCAGACGAAGAACTGGCTTACTTAACCGGGGAGGAAGGGTATGAACTTACAATACAGGATAACCCTTTGGCACAAATAAATATCCACTCATCCGACAATCCAATGTGGAATCCTGTATGGGCAGAACGTATTTTGGGGCTTGAAATTACGCCGTTTGAAAGTGCCGAAATCTCAAATCCTGCGATTGAGGCGGGGGATATTTGCACCGTCTACGATAAATATGGGAACGCATACAGGTCCCCGATTACGGGGGTTGTATTCCGACTGAATGCAAGGGTAAATCTCCGCTGTGATGCCAAAACAATTGAAGAGCAAAACCGCAGTGGCGGGAACCAGTTGGCAAAAATCAAAGCCGTGGCGAAAAAGGTAGCAGAAAAACAAGTGTCTGCGTATGACGTGTATGCGCAGAATTTCAGCGGCCTTACTGCCAACAGTATGGGATTTTATGAGACGGTAAAGGAACAGGATGACGGCTCAAAAATCGTTTATCAACACGACAAGCCAAAAATAGGCGAAAGTAAATATATCTGGAAAAAAAGTGTTGACAGCTTCGCAGTATCAAACGACGGTGGCAAAACGTGGGGCGCGGGCTTTGATAAAAACGGAAATGCTGTTTTAAACATTCTTGCGGCTCATGGTGTCGTAGCAGACTGGATAAAAACAGGCGTTATACGCGGAGCGGAGAACACGAATGCGTATTTCGACTTGGATAATGATGAATTGTCCTGTACCAAAATGAGCGGCACCAACAGCGGATACTATTTCAAACTTGACAAGGTAGTGTACAGCGGCGCGCCATACTACAGCGGAATGTACGCATACAGTAAAGCAAACAATTCCTTGCAGGGCGGCATTTTTAACCTTGAAGAAAAATATATGGGCCTGTTGGGGGTGAACGGTGTTTCTATCCGCTCAAACGCCCTGAATAGTACCCTTTGCAACGAATTTAAAATGACAAATGATTCAAGCGGAAAAGGAGAAATATCACTTACCCGATTAACCGGATATACCGATGTAACAACGGAAAGAGTAATGCGTATCGACGACACAAAGCTGTATTTAGCAAAATACTTCAACTCTGCCGCAAATGCGACTAATAATTGTTACATCCACATGTATCAAGATGGAGGGACTACGGGAACACGTTTAGAAATTGGTGTGCGTTATCCATATAGCGGTAGTTCGCAGGAACGAACCAATTTTATCCGTATTGGATATAACACGATTGAATTTTACGTGGCAGGAAGGAAGGTGGCAGGATGGCCCAGTTAAAAGAAATCGAAAATTTAACGCACGATATTTACGCAAGGCTAGCTAGTTTACAGATTCAAGCGACTGGTACAAATATCGGGACGATGGCATGTGTTTATACGATGCTTGATAAAATCGATGCGTTGACAAAAGAAGGTGATACAGATGGCGCTGTACAAGGAAACTCACAAGATTAAGGTATTCGAACCGAATTCAATTACTTTAAACGCTGTACAAGGAGAAGGGAACGAACGTGAATACGAGTTTATCCTTATTGAAAAAACCGGGGATACTCTTAAAACCAGCAATGCACCAGCTGTTGACAAAATGCTGGATGTGACCGGGTGCAGCGTTCGTCTATATGTAGCAAAACCGGACGGACATATTATTTACATGGACGGAGAGGTTGCAAACGGTTCTAATGGCGTTATTTCATTTATTCCAAAGCAACAGGTATTCGCGGCGAGCGGGAAAGCTAATTGTATTTTACAGATTACTTCTGCAAATGGTGATTTACGAGCAGTTGGTGTAGTGCTTAACATTGGAAAAGCTGAAATTGACGGAGCACTTGAAAGCAAGGATGAACTCACCGCTTTGACGGAAGCGGTCACAAAAACAGAGAAGTTATATGATTCTGTAAATCAAGCAATAGGGCAAGTGACGACAGATACTGAAATCATTTTAGCTCGCGGTGGTAAAGATACTTTATTTGAACGGCTAGGAGACTTTGTTGAAAAGCAGTACGCTAATAACAATTATGCCAATGTAATAAACGCCGGTGCTTTAAAAATCTTGAACGAAAATGTAATAGTTCAGCCTCAAAGTTTGAAAAATTCTGTTGATGATACTGCAATTAAAAAAAGTGCTGTCACAACTGCAAAAATTGCTGCTGGTGCAGTAACTGCCGAAAAAAGATCATATTGGAGTTATGACGAAACCGGAGAAGGAATCCCTGCGTCTGTCAACTTGTTTGATAAGACAAAAGCAACGACCGGGTATATTTATGACGGTGAAACGTTGCAGAGATGGGCAAGCGGTGTCGCAGGGCAATCCGACTGGATACCGACAACGCAGGGAGATGTTGTCCGTGTGCTCGATACACGGACGGCAGGCGCAAACACAAACATCGTCTATAAAAATGAGGCCGGTGTAATATTTGCAGGCTACAAAAAGCCCGCGAACGGCGGTGTGCTGGAATTTGTAACACCAGCGGGCGCGGTTTCGTGTTCGGTCGCCTTTATAGTTGCGGAAATCGAACGGTACATGGTCGTAATGAACATACCGTATCCAAACGAATACATCCCATACCGCGAAGCGCAGCAAACGGAAAAAGGCTATTATCTAAACGAGCCTAAAATCAAAGATTACTTTGTAAAGCTCATAAAAGATACAAATGAAAACACGAGTTATTACACGGGTAAAAAAATATCGATATTGGGCGACAGTATCAGTACATTTAAAGGGTATATTCCGGCGGGGAACGACTGTTATTACGATGGGAGCAACTACGGCGTAGCCTCGGTAAATGATACATGGTGGATAAAGACGACGAACGCGCTCGGAATGGAACTGTGCGTGAACCAAAGCTGGTCAGGTTCCCGCGTAACTACGCTTGACGGCGAAGCTTCGGCGGGGTGTATGGCACGCTGTCAGAAACTGCACACCACCGATAAAACGCCGGATGTCATCATTATTTATATGGGTACAAACGACCTCAACTATGTCAATACACAGATGGGTACTTACGACGGCTCGCAGCCTTTCCCTGTAAATACAGCGACGTTCCGGGAAGCATACGCAATTATGCTGAACAAAATCCTAACCGCCTACCCGGGCGCGGAAGTATGGGTCTGCACGCTTGTCCACTGCGAGCGGCAGGGCAATGTAGAATTCCCGGAGCGCAACCCGACCTGCGGCGCAACGATTAAGGAGTTTAACGCCGTAATCAAAGACATGTCAGACTTGTTTGGAGTCGGTTTAATCGATTTGAATAAATGCGGTATTACATATCAAAACCTGAGCCGCTACGCAGGGGATTACAATGCATCAACAAAACAGGGGCTG